GAAGCAGAGCGAAAAAGGTGCTGATAAGTGGGAAGTTGTGGAATTTCCTGCAATTATGCCCAGTGGTGGTCCACTTTGGCCTGAATTTTGGTCTTTAGATGAGCTTGAGAGCGTCAAAGCCTCTATCCCTGTGGGTAAGTGGAATGCCCAATATATGCAGAACCCTACTGCGGAAGAGGGTGCGATTATCAAAAGGGAGTGGTGGAACCTGTGGGAAAGGGATGATCCCCCGCCTTGTAGCTATATTATTCAGTCTTACGATACTGCGTTTAGTAAGAGTGACAGGGCTGACTACTCTGCGATAACGACTTGGGGTGTTTTTCACCATGAGGAGACAGGCGAGGATCATATTATCTTGCTTGATGCTGTTAGGGGCAGGTGGGAGTTTCCTGAATTAAAGGCTGCGGCCCATGATTTGTGGGAAGAGTTTGATCCTGATATGATTTTGATTGAACAGAAGGGTTCTGGGATGCCGTTGACGCAGGAGTTGAGGCGTATGGGTATACCTGTAACGCCGTTTACTCCGGGTCGTGGTGCGGACAAGTTTACGCGGATGCATGCCTGTGCGCCTGTGTTTGAAAGTGGTATGGTGTGGGCACCTGAGACTAATTTTGCTGATGAAGTGTTGGAAGAATGCGCTGCATTTCCGAATGGTGAACATGATGACTTGGCGGATTCGATGACTCAGGCTATACTGCGTTTTAGACAGGGTGGTTTTATCACCACTCCAACCGACTATGACGATGACGATGAGTTTCGTTTTAGAAGAAAGAGAGAGTATTACTAATGGCTAATCGCACAGTAAGTCCGCGCCCTAAGTTGCGCCCCGGTTCGAGCAGAGCGACTTCTCCTCGTCCTAAGTTACGTCCTGCAGATATGGGAGCAGCGTCAACTGGTCCTTCAACACGCGGAAAAAGTATTGGCGGCATGAAGGGTGGAAGCACTCGTGGTGTAGACCCTGCTGATAACTATAGCGCAGAAGACCTTTTGATGCTTCTTGGTTCTATGGCAAGTCCTGCAGGTGGAGCGGCTAGAGGTGCATCAAGGGCTGCAAAGAAAGTCATGGGCAAAAAGTACGGCGGCAAGGTACGTGCAATGCAAAACGGTGGCGCGGTTATGAATGGTCGTGGCCCTAAGTACAAAGGACAGAGCTAATGGCAAGTTCAACACGCGGCGGCAAACGTGGTAAAAAAAGCAAGGCGCTAAAGATGTATAAAACGCCCGGAGGAGCTATGCAGTATGGCACTCCAGATGCTTTTCGTAGAGCGGCAGCGGCTGTACCTTCTTCGCGCGAATATGATGATAAAGAATATAATGCGTATGATACAGCACTTGCTGGTTGGGCTGGAGCGATGTCAGAAAAGCACGGTGCGGACGATTTTTCTGAGAGAATGGAACGTAGAAATCAGGCAAAAGTTCAAGAAAGAAAAAAGAAAAGCGTTCAAAACAAAATGTACGGCGGCAAAGTCACCAAGATGGAAGGCGGTGGCAAAGTCCCAAGCAAGTACAAAGGCTTTTCTAAACTGCCAGAAAATGTTCAGCGTCAGATGGATTCTGGACTTGCTGAAAAGTATGAGTACGGTGGAAAAGTTGGCGGTTGCCGTGGTGGTGGTGCCGCTATTCGTGGAACTAAATTCTCAGGATGTAAATAATGGCAAATATCGTCATCAAAATTGATATGGAAGAATTGTCTTCTGGCATTAACCAAGTCGTTGATGACGATTACGAAGATGATTTTGCTTGTCCTCTTGTGACTCACGATGAGGAAACAAACGAGGATCACAAGCAATATGCTATGGATGAGTTTTCATATGGCCCATCACCTAAGAACTGGGAAAAGAAACCAGAGAAGTGTGGCATTTGTGAATACTACAACATCCGTAGCGAAATGATGGACTGCATTGAGCAAGGCATGGGCGAGTCATATGGTGTGGGATACTGCACAAAACTTGACTTTGTTTGCTCTGCCGAGAATACATGTAATGCGTATGAGGCAGGCGGTCCTATGACAGACTACGATGATATTGATGAGATGGAGCCTTTACAGGGCGGATCGAAGGATATCTTTTAATGAAGTTGGGGCGTGGGATATCCAATGGGACATCTCCCTGCCCATTGGCGCAGACGCTCCCTCAAGCGTTACTGCTCCGCGATGGTAGAGCGACCCTCGCTCCAACACCTAAAGGGAAGTTAAAATGGCTATAGAACGTGATGCAGGTCCGGGTGGAATGATGGAGCAACCGCCCATGATTGAGGGCGAAGATGTTCTTGTAGAAGAACTGGGGCAGTCTCCCGGCATTTATGAGTTTGATGATGGGTCTGCCATTGTTGGTGAATACACTGAGATGGAAGAAACTCAGGCAATTGCGTTTGATTCAAACCTAGCAGAATTTATGGATGACTCTGATCTTGGTCAGATTTCATCTACTTTGACTGGCGATATTGATGATGACTTTTCATCTCGCCAAGACTGGGAAGATACCTACAAGAAGGGTCTAGAGTTTTTAGGCATGCAGTATGAGGAGCGTGTTGAGCCGTTTGAGGGTTCATCTGGCGTTATTCACCCGTTGCTTGCTGAAAGTGTAACGCAGTTTCAAGCGCAGGCGTATCGTGAGATGTTGCCTGCCAGTGGTCCTATTAGAACGCAAGTTGTTGGTGCGCAGAGCGAAATGCTGACAAAGCAGGCAGAGCGCGTCAAAGACTACATGAACTACATGATTACATACGAGATGGAAGAGTATGATCCTGAAATGGATCAGATGCTGTTCTATCTGCCAGTCATTGGCTCTACGTTTAAGAAAGTTTACTTTGATCCACTAAAGGGTCGTGCGGTTAGTCAGTTTGTTCACGCTGAAGACTTGGTTGTGCCTTATGGCGCAGTTGATCTGGCAACAAGCCCACGTATTACGCACGTAATTAAGATGGATTCAAATGAGGTTCGCAAGTTGCAGCTTGCAGGCTTCTATCGCGATGTTGACTTGCCAATGAATGGTGAAGCTGGCGAGGACATGAGCGAAGTTCAAGAGACTATCAATGAAATTCAAGGCGTACATCCAAGCAATGCTTCTGTAGAGTTAACTCTGTATGAAATTCATACAGACTTGGATTTGCCCGGGTTTGAGGACATGGATCAGGAAGGATCGCCAAGTGGCTTGAAACTTCCTTATATTGTAACGCTCATTGAGAACACAGGTCAGATTCTTGCGATTCGTCGTAACTATTCTGAAGCTGATCCGATGATGAAGCGGAAGCAGTATTTTGTTCACTACAAGTTCTTGCCGGGTCTTGGTTTCTATGGCCTTGGCCTGACTCACATGATCGGTGGGTTGGCACAAGCGTCCACCTCTATACTGCGCCAACTCATTGATGCGGGTACGCTCTCCAACTTGCCTGCGGGTTTCAAGGCTCGTGGAGCGCGTATCCGTGATGAGGACAGTGCAATACAGCCGGGTGAGTTCCGTGACATTGACGTTGCAGGAACGGATATCAGAAGCTCCTTGATGCCCCTTCCCTTCAAAGAGCCTTCTGGTACTCTCTACAACCTTTTGGGCACTCTTGTGGACGCAGGTCGCCGCTTTGCGGCTATGGCTGACATGAAGATTGGTGAGATGGGCGGTGAAACGCCTGTTGGCACCACAATGGCGATTATGGAACGTGGCACGAAAGTGATGTCTGCGATCCACAAGCGCATGCATTATTCGCAAAAAATCGAGTTTAAACTTCTATCGAAGGTATTTGCTGAAACGATACAGATGTATCCGTATATGCCATCTACAGAGTTTGGACCCGAAGTCTTTGCGCAAGACTTTGATGCTAGAGTTGATGTACTCCCTGTTAGTGACCCTAACATCTTCTCTATGGCCCAGCGTATCGCTCTTGCGCAAACCCAATTGCAGCTTGTTCAATCTAACCCACAAATTCACGGTGGGCCTCAAGGATTGTACCAAGCATATCGCAAGATGTACGAAGCCTTGGGCGTTAATAACATCGACGCGATCTTACCACCCCCACCACAGCCTATGCCTATGAACGCTGCGATGGAGAATAAGATTGCGCTGACTGGCGGTATGCCACAGGCATTCCCACAGCAAGACCACAAAGCGCACATCGAAACTCACTTGGCGATGATGTCCACACCTGTTGTTCAGATGAACCCACAGGCCATGGCAACGCTTCAGGGGCATATCCAAGAACACATTGGTATGTTGGCAGAAGCGCAAGCGCAGCAGATGGTTATGGAGCAAGCAGGACCAGAGGTTCAGCAGAATCCAGAAGCTATGCAGATGCTACAGCCTGCGATAGAGCGTCAAGCGGCTATGCTGATTGCAGACCTTACAGAAGAGTTTACGCAGTCTGTTGAGCCAATGCCTCAAGGTGAAGACCCACTGGTTGCGATCAGACAGCAAGAGTTGCAGCTAAAAGCAGCAGATATGCAGCGTAAGTCTTCAGAGTTTGAAGCGAAGCAAGAACTTGAGCGTGAGCGCGAAATGATGGATGCGCGACTAGCTGAAGAACGTCTAAAGCTACAAGAGGATGCTTTAGAAGACAAAACACGAGTCGCACAGGATAGAATCCAAACTCAACGCGACATTGCGGCTCTCAATGCACGAATGAAGGGAGTTCAGTAATGACCAGTAGTGTACGCGCAAAAATGATGGAAGTTGAGAAGGAGAAGAAAATTGCCACTCGCCAAAGGGAAGAGTCAGCAGACGATAAGCTCCAACATAAGCAAGCTAGTGTCGGAGGGGTATCCGCAAAAGCAAGCAGTGGCGATAGCACTGGCGGAGTCGAGAAAGTCAGGGCGCGGACGGCGAAAGGCCACTTCGTCAAAGACGACCCTAACACCCCAGAAAACGAAGCGTGGGTCGAAAAACCCAAAAAAGCCCCTGCAAAGAAAAAAGCCCCAGCCAAAAAGAAAGCCGTTAAAAAAAGCTAACGGCGGCACGGTTAGCAGGTTTAGCTCAATAGCAAGACCCCAAAGATTTCAGGGTGTTTTCTAAACCTGTGGGATAAATACTTGTGTTTCCCGATAGATCGTATAAAGTTCTAGTGGGAGACACACATGGACGCACTACATCTAGCCGATTACCTCTACAAAAAGTTACGCCAACGCCGTGAAGACATACAGGTGTCTTTAGGGACTGGTAATATTGGTTCTTTTGATGAGTACCGATACGCTGTTGGGCAGATCAAAGGCTTGACGTTCATGGAAGATGAAATCCGATCAGCAATGAAGGCTATTGAGTACGCAGATGACTAAAAAACTGTATGTGCCCGAACATGTGGCAAGAAAAGTAAACAAACCTGCAGGTATGGAAGACATCCCAAAGCCTGTAAAAACAGCTTTTGGTAAAGATAAAGCTGAGAGCAAGAATGAAAGCGATCCATCTGAAATGGATGCTTCAGCACTAGAGCGATTACCGCAGCCTACTGGGTATCGCATGCTTATCATCCCCTATTACCCAAGTGAAAAAACGAAGGGCGGATTGTACGTTCCAGACCAAGTTCGTGACCGCGAAGCGTTTGCAACGGTTGCAGCTTATGTTGTTAAACTAGGTCCAGACGCATACCAAGACTCCCAGAAATTCCCAACAGGACCATGGTGTTCTGAAAAAGATTGGGTTCTTATAGGAAGATATGCTGGAAATAGGTTTAAAGTGGAAGGACTTGAGGTTCGTATTATAAATGACGATAATATTATAGCCACAATCCTTGACCCGAAAGACATTTCATATGTATAGTGCAAACAAAGGAGACAGGTTTCATGCAGGCTGAAGCTCAAGAACAAGAATTTGAAGAAACAACATCTGTAGAGTTGGATGACGACTCTGATGAGGTTATTGAGACTGCTTCTGAAGAAGAAACCCGAACAAATGTTCAGGATAATGATGACGACGAACTGAATCAGTACAGTGAGAATGTTCAAAAGCGCATTCGCAAACTGACCGCTGCTCGTCGTCAAGCTGAAGAAGAAGCTGCTGCTGCAGTTCAGTACATTCAGCAAGTCCAAGCTCAGAACGAAGAATATAAAAAGCGTCTATCTACAGTTAACACTGGATATATGTCTGAATACGAAGGACGTATCTCTTCTCAAGAGGCTCAAGCAAAACGTGCTTTGGCAGAAGCATATGAAGCTGGAGACTATGATAAGGTAGCAGATGCGCAGCAAGCTATCTCTCAGATAGCTATTGAAAAAGAGCGTCTTCGTGTTCAAAAAAGTCGTTCTCAAGCGGCGGCTGCTCAACAGCAACAAGTACCACAACAGCAATATCAGCAACCACAGCCGCGCCAACAACAGCGTGATCCAAAGCTAGAATCATGGCTTGGTAAAAACCAGTGGTTTGGTCAAGACAAAATTATGACAAGTGCGGCTCGTGTAATTCACGAAACACTTGTTGCTGAAGAGGGATATGACCCGACTTCAGATGAATACTACGCAGAAATCGACAAGCGTATGCGTCGAGAAATGCCTCAAAAGTTTCAGGGTGATAAGAAAAACGTCCAGTCTGTCACACCTGCTGGGAGCGGTAATCGTTCCTTAAAAAGCGGACGGAAAAAGCAAGTGGAGCTTAATCCCGGTCAAGTACGCTTGGCTGAAAGATTAGGAGTGCCCTTGGATAAATATGCTGCTCAAGTAGCTAAACTTGAAAATCGGAGAGACTGATATGGCAGATCGTACCTCACGCGAAACACAAACGCGGGAGCGCCAAGAGCGCAAAGTTTGGAGGCCCGGATCAGCCTTAGAAGCACCGGAAGCCCCTTTGGGGTATAAACATCGTTGGATTCGTGAATCCGTGATGGAGTTTGACGACAAAACTAACGTCCATAAGCGGCGGCAAGAAGGATACGACCTCGTTCGTGCAGAGGAATATCCCGAATACTCAGGTCCAGTTGTAGACGAGGGGCGCAACGCAGGCATTATTGGTGTCGGCGGTTTGGTTCTTGCTCGAATCCCCGTCGAGTTGGCAGATCAACGTAATCAACACTACCAAGGTGTTACACAAAACCAAATGGAAGCTGTTGATCGCGATTGGATGCGCGAAAATAACCCCGCGATGCCAAAAATGGCACCGCAGCGTAAAACCTCTGTGAGTTTCGGCTCACGACCTAAATCTGATGGAGAATAAGGATGGCGAACTACGACGCACCTTTTGGCCTTCGTCCATCACGTACAAGCATTAGTTCTCAACAACAGAACCGTTACCGTATCGCTTCAGGCTACGCGACTGCTATTTTCCAAGGCGACCTAGTTGCCATGGTAACTGGCGGTGGCATTGAGCGTGTCGCTGCGGGTGGTTCAGGACTTATCCTTGGCGTGTTCAACGGCTGTAACTATACAGACCCGACGACAGGCAAACCAACATGGTCAAACTACTATCCCGGTAGTGTGGCTGCAGCGGACATCATTGCAGACGTAATTGATGATCCAAATGCAACATTCGAAGTACAAGCAAACGCTGCATTCCCTGTAGCTGACCTTGCAGGTAACTTCGACATCGTTGACAACTCACCTGTAGGTGACACCACTTCTGGTGGTTCTCGTATGGAGCTTGCAGTATCAACAGGCGCAACAACAGCAACATTGCCGTTAAAAGCCATTGATATTTCTCAAGACCCTGAGAACAGCGATGTTTCATCAGCGAACACTAATGTGATCGTTAAAATCAACAACCACCTGTTCAGTGCTGGCACTGCAGGTCTGGCATAAGGAGAGGAGTGATTCATGGCTATTTCACGTTCACAACTCGTTAAAGAACTAGAGCCGGGCCTT